GCACTCGTTAGTGACCTTTATGATTCTCCTATTGAGATTGAACTTTCCAATCTCAATGCCACTGATAAATTAAAGAAGGTAATTAGAGAAGAATTTAAATATATCAAAGAACTTCTAGATTTCGACAAGAAAGCACACGAAATTTTTAGAAATTGGTATGTAGACGGTCGTTTATATTATCACAAAGTAATCGATCTCAAAAAACCTCAGGAAGGAATCAAGGAACTGAGGTATATTGATCCAATGAAAATGCGGTTTATCCGTCAAGAAAAGAAGAATGATAGAAATATCATTGGACCAAATATTCCTGGTCGTGATGAAGCAAAAAATGGTATTGCACCAGAGATTGAAGAATATTTTCTTTACACACCAAAGCCTGCATATCCATCAAATAACCTAACAGGTGGTGGTGGATCTAAAGGAACTAAGATTGCAAAAGATGCAATCACATATTGTACTTCTGGTTTAGTTGATCGCAATAAAGGAAATGTTCTTTCATATCTTCACAAGGCAATCAAGTCACTCAATCAACTTAGAATGATTGAGGACTCTCTTGTTATCTATAGATTATCGAGAGCACCAGAACGTAGAATATTTTATATCGATGTCGGCAATCTGCCTAAGATTAAGGCAGAACAATATCTTCGTGATGTTATGATGCGTTATCGCAACAAACTTGTGTACGATGCAAACACAGGAGAAGTTCGTGATGATCGCAAATTTATGTCGATGATGGAAGACTTCTGGCTTCCAAGAAGAGAAGGTGGTCGGGGAACAGAGATCACAACTCTTCCTGGTGGACAAAATCTTGGAGAACTTTCTGATATTGAGTATTTCCAAAAGAAACTGTACAGATCATTGGGTGTTCCCGAGTCAAGGATTGCTGCCGATGGTGGTTTCAATCTTGGACGTTCTTCTGAGATTTTGAGAGACGAACTCAAGTTTGCCAAGTTTGTTGGACGTTTAAGAAAAAGATTTGCACAGTTGTTCAGTGATATGCTGAAGACTCAATTGATTCTTAAAAATATTGTAAGCCCAGAAGATTGGGAAAAAATTAGTGATCATATTCAATATGATTTCTTATATGATAATCAGTTTGCAGAACTGAAAGAAACTGAAATGTTGAATGAGAGACTTGGAATTCTTGCAACTATTGAACCTTATATCGGCAAGTACTATTCAACCGAATGGGTTCGTAAAAAAGTTCTTCGTCAAACTGATGGAGAAATCATTGAAATGGATGAGCAAATTGAACAGGAAATCAAAGATGGTATCATTCCAGATCCAAATTCCGTAGATCCAATCACAGGAGAACCGTTACCAACAGAAGGTGAGCAGGGAATGTTGGGAGATGTTCCGATGGAACCAGAAGTAAATGGTGGAATTGCGGATGCTGATGGAAAAGCTGCCGAGATATAAATAGAAAATATAGATATATTAAATTTTCATGGAAGAAATTGTAAATTTGATCGGATCTGATTCTTCAGCATCTGATATTAGTGACAAAATCAAAGATGTTTTGTATGCAAAAGCATCAGAACGTATCAATAATATTCGTCCAACAGTTGGTGCATCCATGTTTGGTGATGAACAACAATCAGAGGATCAAGAATAATGACTAGGACTTTATTAATTGGAACGGAAACCGGATTGGCAGTTACAACAACATTAGGTAATGCCACTGTAGTTCGTGTTTACAATGGTGTTTCTGGAGTTGCTACAGTAAGTATTGCTAAAAGTACTATCACCGGATATGCAAATACGGCATCAGTAACTCTTCCTCAAGGACACGTTGAGTTTTTTGAGAAAGCAGGTGCTGATCAAATTTGGGCATCAGACAATGCTGTAGTTGGATCAAAAGTAGGATTTACTGGATAAACAAATGAAACTTATCACGGAAGAAATTTCAAAAGTAGAATTTGTCGTAGAAGGCAAAGGTGCTGGTAAAAAGATGTTCATTGAGGGAGTTTTCCTTCAAGGTGATATCAAAAACCGTAACGGTAGAATGTATCCTATGAGCACTCTTGAAAAAGAGGTTGGTAGATACAATGAAAACTTTATTTCAAAAGGACGTGCTTTAGGTGAACTTGGTCACCCTGATGGACCTACTGTAAACCTCGATCGTGTTTCTCATAAGATTGTTTCTCTCACAAAAGAGGGATCAAACTTTAGAGGTAAAGCACAAATCCTTGACACTCCAATGGGTAAGATTGCAAAATCTCTCATTGATGAAGGTGTTATGCTTGGAGTTTCTTCCCGTGGTGTTGGTTCATTAAGAACCACGAATGAAGGTCATAAAGTTGTCGGTGAAGATTTCATGTTAGCAACTGCTGCTGATATCGTTGCCGATCCTTCTGCTCCTGATGCATTTGTCTCAGGAATTATGGAAGGAAAAGAGTGGGTTTGGGACGGTGGAATTCTCCGTGAACAACTCGCAGAAAAGACTCAAAGAAGAATTAACACTCTCGTTGATCAAAATAGACTTGAGGAACATAAGCTCCAGTTATGGAACAATTTCCTATCAAATCTTTAATTTATAAATAAATATAGATTAATACAAAATCTAATAATCAAATGTCCGTTGGTAGCAATTTACAAGAAATGGAAAACGTAGTAACCAAAGGTGCTGCTGCAGCTGAACCAATGCAAAAACTGTCCGGTACTACTCCCGGACAGCCTTCTGTAGAGGATCTCGGTGGCCCAACCCCAGAAAATTACAAAGCAGACGACGATTCTGCAAAATTAGCAGAACCCAAGATCGCAACTGTCAAAGACATTGTGAATAAGGGTGCCAAACCTGCCGAACCCATGCCTAAGGGTATGAAAGAGGAGGAAGAGGTAGAAGGCGAAGTCGTCGAAGAGGAAGAAACCACTGCATCTGCCGAAGAAGTAGTTGCCGAGGAAGAAACTACTGAAGAAGAAGTAGTTGCTGAAGAAGAGGAAGCACCTGAAGCAGAATACAACGTCGAAGAAGATGTTGAAGCACTGCTTGCTGGTGAAGAACTTTCCGAAGACTTCCAAGAAAAAGCACGCACCATTTTTGAAACTGCTATCAAGGCAAAAGTTGCTGAAGTTCAAGAAGAACTGAAGGCACAATATGAGTCAACTCTCGAAGAAGAAGTTTCTGCCATTAAGGAAGAACTGACTGATAGAGTTGATGCATATCTCGAATATGTTGCCGAAGAGTGGATGACTGAGAACAAACTCGCAGTCGAATCCGGTCTTAAGGCAGAAATGACCGAATCATTCCTCACCGGAATGAAGGGTCTTTTTGAAGAACATTATGTAAATATCCCTGAAGAGAAGTATGATGTACTCTCTACTATGGTAGAGAAATTAGATGAGATGGAAAATAAACTCAACGAGCAAATTAAGTCAAATATTGCTCTCAATCAAAGATTAGCTGAGTCGGTTGCTGATGTAATCTTCTCCGAGGTCTGCGAAGGTCTGGCACTTTCACAGAAGGAAAAACTCGCTTCTCTTGCCGAAAATGTTGAGTTTGATAGTGAAGACACCTATCGTGAGAAACTGGTAACTCTGCGTAAGTCATACTTCCCAGAGAATGCCGGAGCTCAAAGAGACGAATCAGAGAATATTTCTGAGAGCACTGATACTGAAGTATCAACTTCCGTATCTCCTTTAATGGAAGGTTATCTCTCAACTCTGAGCAGAGTTTCTAAAAAGTGATTTTTAGATCATAAATCAAACTAAAATTTTTAACAAGGTAAATTCAAATGCAAGGTTTCAATGCTGAACACCTTCAGGAGAAGTGGGCACCTATTCTTGATCACGAGGGAGGAATCAAAGATTCCCATCGTAGAATGGTTACCGCAGTTCTTCTGGAGAACCAAGAAAGAGCACTTCGTGAGGAGCGTGAGTTCCTTTCCGAAGCACCAACCAATAGCACCGGTTCATCGGGCGCAACCGCAGGTTTCTCTGCTGATGCTACTGCCGGTGGTCCTACTGCAGGTTTCGACCCTGTTCTGATCTCCCTGATCAGACGTGCAATGCCTAACCTGGTCGCATATGATCTGGCTGGCGTTCAACCAATGAACGGTCCTACCGGACTCATCTTCGCAATGCGTTCCCGCTACACCAACCAGAGCGGAACTGAAGCACTGTTCGACGAAGCAAATACCGCATTCTCCGGAATCGGCACCAACAACGCACTGGGTGCACCATATGTTGCTGGTTCTGACGGAGCATCTGTTGGTTTCGGTACGGACACTCAGAGAGGAGACAATCCTGGTATTCTCGATCCTAATGCTAACAACACTGCCTACACTGTAGGACGTGGTATGGATACAGAGGATGCTGAAGGACTGGGCGAAGCAGGTAATGACTTCAACCAGATGGCATTCTCGATCGAGAAGGTCACTGTTACTGCTAAGTCAAGAGCACTGAAGGCAGAGTACTCCTTAGAACTCGCACAGGATCTGAAGGCAATCCACGGTCTCAATGCTGAGGCAGAACTCGCAAACATTCTCTCCACAG